TATGCAGAACCTCAACCCCCGATCACTATCTCGTATATATAAATATCGGGTTATTACATCTTCATCTCCATGTTTTAAACATGAAATGCAAGGCCCACAATACAAACAAGGGAGCCTCATGTCCTCCTCGTTTGATCGCGTACCTGTAACCTTACCAACTGCAATGTCTGATGCAGAAGGCGTAGTTACAGGTGTCTTCACTTCAGATGACCAAACCCACGGTCTACAATCCAATATTGTTAATGAGCAACTTAATACACAGCTCCGGCCTGATTCGATAACCTCAAACTTGTTTGAGTGCATTGTTTCGAAGTCACTATGTATTATCATTGTTTTATTATCATTGATTGGTGAGTTAAAGTTGTGGTTAGTACGTGAGAAGGTACGATTCCTGGAAAACACCTTCTACACTTATTTGTTACAGAACCTAAGCAGCAGGATCTGCGCAGAGATTTACAGTTATGTGGTTTTGTTCAGAGATCAAATTGTCATTGGGTGCAATTTGATTTATTACATTCTTTTGGAGTTCTTTGTTAAGACAATAAAGGATGTAACACAAATTAAGAAGTTCTTAATCAGGTTGTTCTTGGTCAAGAAATATCGATTATTGGACTTCATTTCTGACGTATTATGGGTTTTATTCCCTAATACTTTCTTTCCAATGTGTTTCGATTTGTTCATAGTTTCATGCAAACACTTTGGTTTTCTAAACACCGTCCTGCGTCGACGAAGGGTGACTAAACTACCTCCTGGAGCGAGAAATGGTATGTCACCTGAGTCCATTATTCAAATCCTCAATTACCTGAGAGTAGCAACTAGTAGAGGGTTTGGTGGTAGGACTCCCTTTAGTAAAATCACTGATGGGTACACTTGTGAACAATGGGAGTTCAGAAGATACCATAAGCCCACAGGATTCCAGTTACCAAAGTTGGGACGCTCAGATTTCCAGGTGATATTCCCTGGAATAGACTTGTACGAGGCAAAATTAAAACATCAAGCATACGAGAAGTTGGTTAGTGCATCTAAGAAAATTAGGAAATTCCCTGTAGCTGGTATTAACTTTAATTTGATGGGTTATGCAGAAGAATGTAAAGAATCAAAAGCTATGGCTCAGTATATGGAGGATCATCCACTTCAGATAATCGATAATGACGATTTTTATAAGAAGTACATACATCCATATCGTATATCAGAGGTATTAGGAGTTGCCGATATTAAAGACTCTTGTAGTTCGATTGAAGAGACTTTTAATATCCATTGGATGCCTACCACTGGCTACTGTTCTATTATTGTGCTAGCGATGCATTATCTTACAACGGCTCAATCCCCTTGTCTTATACCTTATGAATTATTGGTTAATCTCTTACCTAGGAAAGAGCCTACACTTAAGGAATGGATTAGGTATCAAACGGAGATAAAGAGGGAACAAAATATTAACTGGCCAAAGATAGATATCTCAAATCGACCTATTGATGAAGGTTTGATAGAGAGAGTAGGCAGGATTCAGGATTTGGAATATGTAGCTAAAGAGGTCTATCAAGCCATGGGAATATCTAATTATCAGGGAATCATGCCACAACATCAAGTGATTAATATGTTTAGACAGTATGATATCCCTATGGCCTCTCCAGGATTACCTGGTGTAGTATTTTGTGAACATGACGGTGTGTTGCACTGTGGTTATAAATCCCATTACTCCTTCCCTGTAGAACCTCAATTACCAACTCAGTGGTGTAGTCGCGTTGCATTAGAAGCCCATTTGGGTTTCGACTTCAGTGATTATACTCAGTTTATTGAGGATAGACGGAAAATACAAGCTGTTGATGATAAGATGGTTGAGCTGAGTGAAGTAGTAGCATACTTAAAACATAGGCAATTTACTTTCAATATATACGAGGAGCGTAGTAAGGGTCATTTTATAGAGATTATAAGTAACGTAAACTTTGGTAAGGCTGTTATAACTTTGGTCATTGATTACCAAGCTGGGCATTGGTACAAACCTACACCTGTTGAGTTAGGTCTTATACAGATATCATTAAAACTTAGCAAGGAAGATAAGTTGAACTCAGACATTCCAAAAGATATACCAGCAGATAAGAATGAAGATATGGACCTACAAAAAGCCCTTGAAGTAGAGGAAGGCCTGATTAAGACCCTTCACATGCGTCCTCATACTTACACAGTCCACATTAGTAATAAAAGTTACTTTAAGAACCTGGATACTTTAAAGTGTAAGACGGATAAAAGCTTAATTTACTCCTTAGCCAAAACCAGTCCAGATGATGATTATTATGAGGAGCGTACTAAAAAGTACTATAGAGCATTATCCCATGTTGTTTTCGGACCTCTCACAGTTACGACCAGAATTGAGGCAAAGGAGGAGTACCTCCGCATGGATGATAATTATGGTTTGGAGCATAAGTTAGTAGTTGTACGCAACTCTGACGAGGCTCAGAACAGAAGTCTAACTGAATGGATATGCATGACTGAGAATTACGCTATGATAACGTCAGACATAGCTAAGGCGCATTCTAAGGCTTTGCTGTACATGATGACAACCCATAGGAAATGTGTTATTGATGAACGTTGGTTGGAGTACAGATTATTAGACAGTGACCAGAATAGACGAGATAGAGCCGCCAGACTTCAACCTCTAGTAAACAGGAATTTTATTTACCACAGACTGTTAGTTATGAAGGATATTATCTTACAATATACCGTAGCCCCAATGATTAAGAGTTGTTTAGATAATTTGGAGAGGTTGGCAATGCATCACGGTGTTAAGTATGTTGGTAGGAGGACTTTATTAGATGTTAAACTTAGGGCTCTTTTGAGTGTTTTAGCACACAAGTATTGTGGATTAGTTATATCATTTGTTGTCAGTGTTATTTTTACATTAGCTTTCTGGGGATTCAGCGAGTGGTATAGATACCAAGTCTTTATTGAAATGCCTTACTCTGTAGTTTACGGCATCTCCAAAGGGATCCAGATTCTAGTTCATGCCTATTCAGGTCAAGACTGTGCTCTGCTAGCTTATGAGATGGCTCATCAATGGAGAAATTTACTTCACGGTTCTTACTATTTGATATTTTTATCCGTATTAACTGCATTCTTTGCTTGGATTCAATTGTTCCTTTGGTTTATATCACTTAGTTGGTTGGTCTGTGAGATTGATGCTGAGTTGAAATTTGGAGCCATTAATGTGACAAAGGAGGTTACAGCAGATATGGGTATAAAGAAGATGAATGATTTACACTTATACCAGTGGGTAGACAAAAGTGTTCTTCGAGAGCTTAAGACTTATTGGATGGGTAAGAAGGTCACCTTAAATCGACTTATTATGAAGTTGAGTAAGTTAGCATCTACAAAGAAAACGGCTTTTGTGTCTAAGACTGTCCCTGCTGAGTATATTAATAAGTTAGCTAAGTTTGCACCAGCAGGATCGATAGGAGCACTCTGGGCCTTTCTGTTAAGAGCAACGAAACCAATTCACAAAACTTCCAAAATGGGTAATTGGTTGAATAATCACCCAGCAGTTAAGCAAATTTTAAAGGAGATGCTGTTTGAGCTAAATAATATGGAACTTCCAACTTTCGAGGACTATTTGGAACATATAGAACCCAGGAAAAGATCTCTTTACCGTAGAGGTTATAAATTATTCCTAGAGAAACCAGAGATATGTCGAGTCATGGAGATCTTTGCTAAGGAGGAGGAGAAACAATATAAGGAGTGTAGGTTCTATGAGGGTATAGAGGATTACAAGGTTAGAAATATATTCAATCCTAGGGAGGCTGTCAAGGCAATGGGTGGTTATATGGTTCACATAATGAGTAAAGCTTTGAAGCAAACCAAGACTTTTGGTGAAAATTACTCATGTGCTAAATCTCCAGAGGTTTTAGATGGTTTGATTACACAAGCATGCCGTACTGTTAATGACTGGATTGTTTTTACGTATGATGGGGAATTCCATGATGTGCACCAACATAAGCGATTTTTGTCAGACGTTGATAATAGGATTATAGAGGAATGTGTTCCATTGATAATGAGGAGATTAGGTTTTACTATAGCACATATTATAGCACTAGTAGACAATATGACGAGATTAGAGACCCCTGTGCGGTTGTATCGCAGAGACAAGCGATTACCAAGAGGTCACAAGTTGACCATGATATTAGAAGGTACTATACACGGTACAGTCTTTTCAGGACATCCCTCAAGAACATCATTTGGTAATACCTTGCGTATATTGGTTATGTCATTAGCTGTTTGTATGGAGACAGGGCTGAGGTGGAATATTGATTTGCACCACTTTCAAGCCGGTGATGATACTTTAATAATAATCTCCAAATCATTATATGCTCAATATCGTATGCGTTTAGACGAAATATACTCACCTGATGGTTACGGTTTGAAGATGAAAGATCCAAAATTAGCTTATGATATGGACTTTCTCAGTAAACATGGTTGGATGCATGAGACAGCAGAGTTATCACGATTACCTCCAAGAGTTTTACAAACCGGATTGTACTCAACGAAGTTGAAAGAGATGGAGGAAATGGATGTGTTTGATATAGCCATAACAAAGCAATTAGCAGCATGGGGAGTAGGTGTCTATGGTGTAGGAGACTTTGTTAAATGGAGGCAATCTCAAGAAAAGACCCTCTCAAGGAAAGGGCGTAAGTTATATAAGAACTTGCTTGAGGATATGAAATGGATGAAGATGTACAACCCAGATACTAATTATCAGTTGTCAAGTGACTTGTTCGGAACCGAGTCCCTTGATTATAAGATAACT